TTCATTAGCCAACACATCCCAATCCCAATCACCGCCAGACACGTTGTCTTTGATAATGAACTCTTTTTGCTTATCCTCTGGCCAATCAACGACCGTCACAGGTATCTCAGTCCAGCCGGCTTGCTGCATAGCTTTAAACCGCATATTGCCACCAAGTATTACATAATCTTTGTTGACCACGATCGGTCTGACCTCTGCCATTTCTGGGAAGTCTTTGAGGCTTTGGACTAATTTGCGAAAGTTCTCGTCCTTTATGTAGCGAGGGTTTTCAAGGTTGGGAACGATCTGTTCAGCTTTTAACTTCATTGATCAAATCCTTATACTCTTGTACGCTCTTACGACAGTCGTATTCAACCTTTACTATATCATAAATTGGGTCAATGTGCTTTTGCCTATCCTCTGCCTGTATCAATTTGTCTATCTGTTCTGCAGTTTGGCAAACAGGTAAGCCACAGAGCTGGGCAATAACTGTCTTGTTCTCCGACTTCCATCTGTCCTCATGGCGGTAGCCTTTGGGCATAATGCAAATGTCAGCTTTCTGTATGTCGGTATAGAGCGTGTCCTGGTTGAACTTAATGTATTGGTACTTCTCCTGGTAGGCTACCGAGTCGTTGGCATAGCGGTAAAGCATAGGGTCATCATTAGCGATGACAATTAGGCTAATGCCTCGTTTCTCAAGACTAGGTATAGCAGATTGCAAAAGCTCCGCATTGTGGGCATAGCCAAACCATACTGCAGTTTTTAGCTCGCCATTGTGAACTTTTGGCTTCGGGAAATCCTCAATCACAAACCGGTCTTTAATAATCCGTACTGGCGTGTCCGTCATACCTTGTAGATAGTCACGCATTGATTCGGTCGGAACGACAGCAGCGTGAACGTTGTCTAGTGTCTCTTTGATATAGATGTCGGGGGTTTGCAGCCAGTCAGGGTCACAAGTATCAAGTATGCGAACACCTGGGTAATGGGCTGGGAGTTTGTAGTCGTAGGTGCAGTACACCTTTTGGAAGATCATTACATCAGCCTTTTCTCCGTATCTGTATAGACCAGATTCAGGCCAGAACTTATTGAGGTTATGAACCCTGATTCTTGTTGACCCAATATCCTTTTTGTTGTGATACTGCTCAAATGTTTGCCATCGTACTACCATATCTTGTCTACTCCATGCCAGACTGGTTTCTGGCCATTAGCCACCTTTTCTATTATCTTGAACAGCTGCTTGTGATACCGTTCAACGTTGAATAGCTTTTGAGCTGTTTCTTTGCCCCGCCGCCCAATTGCTACCGTTTCTTGATAGTGTTTGTGGACTAGCTCATTGATAGTCTCAGCGTAGCTGTCGGGGTTGTCAGGCATAATAAAGCCATTTTTACCGCTTTGGATAAAGTCCTCTGCTCCGTGGTAGCGTGATGTCAGCACACAGCAACCAGACAACATAGCCTCTGTCCTCGCTCTTGGCATAGGACTGTCGAGTGTTGGGTTTATGTATATCAGGGAACGGCCGAGGAAGTCTCGGTAGTCATCCCAATCATGAGCTTTGTAATTTACCGTAATGTGCTGCACATCAATACCGGTACGCTCCTTAACCTTGAACTTTATGGCTGAGAGTAGTTGACGATTATAGTATTTGTCTAGCCCACCAGGGGAAATCATTACAGTCACACGAGGTTCTTTTGGTAGATCCCACCATTCGTCTGCAGTCATACCGTGGATGATAGGATAGCCCCATCCCCATCGCTCCGCTGCCTCGTAGGAGTTCACAATCATGAAGTTATCACCAATCAGCTCTTTCATGCCCTTAACATGGACTTTTTCGCCCCGTGAGTTTATAGTATCGCCGCCGTTAATGACAGTCTCCTCATCATACATTTCTGCATACATGGGCGTACCATGATTGATCACTATCTTGGGTATGTCTTGGATGATCTCGTTCATCTGTTTATAGAGATAGCCCTTGCCAATATGCGGATTGACATGCTGCTGATCAACGTGCAACATCGCTATATCATATTTGCCTGGCTCGTAATACTGTACATATTCAAATTCATCTTTGGTGTATATAGTCTCCGGAGCCGGACGAGGTGAAAACTTGTTCCATTTACGGACGTTGTTCTCTAGCCAATAGAACTTAATAGGGTACTTTTTGGTGATCTTTAGCATATCGTACTGATTGCCCAAGTGGTTCAGTACCCCAAATACTTTGATCCTGTCTTTTTCTGGTGTCATCCCTCTAGCCCTGCCTTCCATAGCCAGTTTTTACTAGCCATTATTTCATATTTTTTACTTCTCTTGTTCGAGGACTTACCCTCTGGGGTGGCTTTTGCTGTTTCTGCATACTTTAGATCAAACCCTTGCCTCCTGGCTCGCAGCCGTGTCTCTTGGCTTAGTGCTCCGTACTGCTCGCATCGTTCACTAAACATGCCAAAGGTAAAGAACTCATTGCGATTGATACAAGATATGTTCTCAATGAAATCCTTTTTTACGCCTTTGCTACCATATAGCCACTTCTTTGGCTCTAGGTTTTTCACAAACTCGTCGACACAATCCTTGTCCATAATCATACGCTGGTCACAGAACACTAATATGTCTGATGTAGCTTCGATGGCTGCGATGTTGCGGGCTTTGGCCAGGTTATATTTATCATCCCCCAGTCGTATGTAGCGGATAGGGATATTCGCTGTAAGGGCAATACTAGCAACTGTTTGGTGTTGAGGTTCTACCCCATCATCAACAACTAACAATTCGATGTTTGGGTATGTCTGGTTAAGTGCTGCGGTGAGGCATTTTGAGGTAACCTCTGGCTTATTTGCTACTGGTATTACTATAGACACTGGTTCGCCTGGTGTCAGGCTACGATACAGCCGTTGATACATATACGCTCGGCGTTCAAAGTTACGGTCTTTTATCTTTAGCCATGCCTCGTGCCTAACACGTTCAATACGCTTCTTATCTGCCAGCAATTCACTAATAAGCTCCTGTATGCGTATAACATCATCTGGGGCTTTGTCTTGAATCATTATGTTGTCGCCGTTCAAGATGTCGGGAACGTGACCAACTGGACGACTTATAACAGGAACGCCGCAGAATATAGCCTCAAGTACAGGCATTGTGCCAGATTCAAACCCATCTACCGAGTTGCAAACTAATATACCTGCTTTGTAGTAGAGGGCTTTTAACTCATCATCAGTCACTTCTTGGGCAAACTCGACTGCTTGTGTAGCCATAACCTCTTGCCAGTAAGCCATATCTGATATAGCTCCGACTAGGTACATTTTAATACCGAGTGCCTTACATGCCAGAGCTACCGGCAATATGCCCTTCTTGCTCTCTATCCTGTTGGCTACCATGATAACTGAACGGTTGTACTCGTAGCTATCATTGAACGTCCACTGGTGGGGGTCTACAACAATGGGGATTTTCTCCACTCGTGTTGTCGTGATTTGTTTGAGGTTGCCGTATATCTCGTTGTTGTTACCCACGTTGATCTGATAGTCGTTCCAATCGCTCTCTTTGATTGAGTAGGGATTGTTATGCGTGAGGATACTCGGGATGTCTTTTAACCACTCATAGTTTTTGCGTAACATCTCTGCCGTTCTAAAGTACTGGTAATCTATAACATCAGATGTCTGTGCAAGACTCAAGAACTCCTGTAGTTGCTCTGGTGACGGTCGCTTTGGGTGTACAGCCACAACATGATAGTCAATGTTTTGGTGATAAGGTTTTACACCTTGAGCCAAACGATCTAATGCTGTTCTCTCTTTGTCTACAACACACACTACCCTAAACATATTTGATCTCCTTCAAATGCCCCAGCCCTGAGTACCCCCACTGGCTACGCTTTAAGTTTTGTATAGTTTTCTGCACATATTTCGGGTGGTCACTTAACGCTATCTGCTTTTGTGGCTTCTTGAACCGTCCTAGTGACATATTCAACCATTCAAAGTAGGCACTATCCTCTGTACCAAGTTTCGGTTCCTTGAAATGTTTGTGCCACGCACGAGCCATGCGGGTTACATCGTCTCTGATCTGTGCCTCGGTTTTGAGCAACTTCTCGTAATTATAGATAGGTATACGAGCCTCTGGCACATCAGAAGGGTCTATGTATTTGCCGTCTAATGAGGGTTGACATAGATCGCCACCAGAGTCAAAGCGTATACGATCTCCGTATACCTTCTTGTTTACTGCTATGACGAGTCTTGACTTGAGGTTATACCTATCGGGCAACGTAAACTGCCACTTGTAAAAACTCAGAGCCGGTGCGTCTGGGTTGTTCTCCATTGCCTGACGTATAGCAGTAAAGTCACCTTGATGGAATATGAAATCAACATCTGCATGGATGACCCAATCACCTGTAGCAGCCTCGTACCCACGTTGAAACTGCTGGCCAATGAACGGCCAATCAAAGTTTTGTGGCCATTTGTGGTGTACGATAGTCTCTTTGCCATCCCAATCGGACTCAGACATTGCTGTTCGGCTACCGTCTACAATTACCAACTCATCAGCTAACTCTCGGTAACAGTCAAACGCATCTCGCCAGTTATCGCCTCGTTCCTCTGCATTGGTGACAGTGGTGAATATGGATAGCTTCATAGCTCGTTCAACCTCTCTGCTAATTCAAAGTCGTAGTTGTCTAGTTGTTTGCGTCTTGTCTTAACCAGTTTGACTGCTTCTAGGTCACTTTTGTATGCGTGTAGACCAACTATCCAGTTCGATGTCTCACATTTTCGAGGGTTGTGGAACTCATCTAGCCGAAACATCTGGCTCTCTGGTCTCTCGGCTTCCATAAATGTATCTATATTCTTGCGGAGTATTGGTAGTGCAGCCTTGCGAATAAATTGCACACCGCCATGACAAACGGCTTGCTGCAACCAATCCCACGTCTTAAACTGCGTCCATACCTTGTCGCCCTGGTGATAGACTACACTCTTACTATTTAAGGTCTTGTTGAGCACCACATCAGCGTCCACTCGTATAAAATCATCATCTGCTTGTTCATATATCTGTTTGAGCTTTTGTGCCAGAGTGGTGTTAGCATCTTGTATCAATACAGCTTCAAAGCCATTTCGCTCAACACTGTAGACACATAGGTCTGTTGTTGGCTCGCCTACGCTAGTAATATACGCCTTCATTTTTTGAACTTCACAATCCAACCACTAAAATTGTGGTCTTGATGTTTAGCTGCTCTCAAACGTTCCGCTCGGATAGTTCTGTCCCATGCATCTGTCTCAAAGCGGCGGGGTATCATCTCCTCAATGGTCAGGCCAACAGATTGTGCTAGTTTCCTAATACCTCCAGGCATATAGCGAAGTGCGTCGTCCTCGACTGGTTGGTGTAAGGGATAGATACTAGGGAACGTCACCCATGCTACCCCACCGGTTATTAGTTGGTTTGCAATAGTAATAAACGCTTGCATGGGGTTATATACATAATCAAAGACCTCAAGACAAAAGACCAGATCATAACTGCCAAAGGGTTCGTAGACCAGGTTTAAGTCCATTTCTATGTCTGGCTTGGGGCTATCCTCGTGGGGTTCAGGTAGATCACTGATCGTGTACTGTTCAACGTCCCAGCTCCGAACACGCTTTGGCATCGTTACCTGGCTACCGCCAATATCTAGTACCTTCTCGGCCTTGACATCGAGACGTGACAACCAATCATTAAGCGACTGCCGGTAACTACTACTCACGACCACTCCTCGTGTCTCATTGTCCACTCTAGAGTATTTTTTAGGCTCTCCTCAAATGGTACAGGCGGTTTCCAGCCCATATCGTCTAGCTTCTTGCCATCTAACCCATAGCGTCTATCATGGCCTGGGCGAGCTGCGTGGAAGTCTACAAACTCATACTTAAGTTCTTTGTTCATTAGCTTGGCAATCAGTTGGGCTAGCTCTAAGTTCGTTAGCTCCTTCTCGCCCACTAGGTTGTATCTATCGGGCTGGTCGATATGGCCGTCCTGATGCAGGTAGGGTTTAGTATTCTTGAGGATAAATAATAGAGCGTCTGCGGTGTTGCGTGAGTGCATATAGAATCGTGAGCCGACCTTCTCTGGTGTGCCGTGGATAGTCACCGTCTCGCCCTTGAGTAATTTGCGTTGAATCATAGCAGGAAACTTGCTGGGTGCTTGTGTCTCGCCAAAGTTGTTCATAGTGTTTGTGATGATAAGCGGCACACCATATGTACGCCAATAGCTTATTGCATATGCCTCTTGGGCTGCTTTGCTGGCACTGTATGGGTTTGATGGCAGGATAGTTGACCACTCCTCATGTGAGTAGCCCTCGGGAGCAGCTCCATACACCTCATCGGTAGAGAACTGGATAAACACCTCTGGTTTTGTCTCTCTGGCATACTCGAGCATGGTGAGCATCAGGTCAGAGTTAGTCTTGATTGTATAGACTGGGTTAGTGATTGCTAGATCAACATCAGATATAGATGCGAGATTTATCACATAATCAATGTGACCTATATCACTCTTTTGCTTTTCGCCGATATTAGATACCAGATCGTGCTGAATAATTGTAAGCCGTGGCAGCCAATCGGGGTGGTTACGGCAAAAGGTTGTGATGCGGTCTTTGTAGCCCTTGTGTCGGAACGAGTCCAAACCAACAATTTCCCAGTCTGTGTTATGCATAAAATGAGCCATAATGTGTACACCGATTGCCCCGCCTATACCGGTGATGAGTACTCGTTTTACCTTCTTGGGTTGTTCATCCCACATATCATCGCTCATAGTAACGCCTCCTTAATTTTAGTCCTATACGCCCTGGATGCTTGTATCCTACACGCTCTACATCCTCTCTGAAGTTTGTCTCTTCTGAGATACAGGTTATCCCCTCGGTATTTGTGTCCCTGTGGACATTTGGTCTTTTCCAGGTTTTTTTGGGCTAGTTTGGCTCCTGCTGTGCCTCTTTTGGCATTTTCTTGGGGCGTAACTGCTTCTAGATGATTGGGGTTGCAGCACGATCTGTTTCTACATAAATGATCTATTTGTAGACCCTTTGGTATCGAGCCAATATACATTTTATAACTAACTCTATGTGAATATTCCAACTTTTTGTTTATGTGAAACAGCCCGTAACCGCCTGGTGTTCTAGCTGCAATCCATTCCCAGCACCCATAGACATTAACCCTATATTTTGTGTTAAATCTATCTAACATAGTGCCTCTCGATACTGATCGCACATTCGCTCTAAACTTAAATCCTCTAGCTCCATGATCTCTGGTGCTCCACCTGTCTGCAAGCGTCCGTGTACATCTATAATCTCCATGCCACTGGCTCTAGCTTCAAGCAAGGTGTTGCTACATGCATCGTTGAGATAGGTATACAGAAAATACTTGTTTCGTTTCATGCTATCGACGAGTGAGGGTTGCTCACCCATGAACCTAAAGTTCTCGCCATTGTAGAAGTCAAAATTGTACTCGATATTCTCGCCCGAGAACTTGCCAACTATCTCTAGTGTGCCGATGTGGTTAACAAACCAGTACCATGCATCAATCCAGCCTTTGCCCTCGTCTCGTGAGCTACGAGCGTAGAGGTAGGAACTTTCTGGGGCGTGTCGGTTTTGGTCGTTATATACAGAGGTATCTATGCCATTTAAGATCACTACTCCGTCTTTTTTGGTAAATGGTAGTAGGAACTTTCTAGCCCACTGGCTTTGGTAGATGATAGTATCGGCCATGTCAGCAAAGTCTTTGAGGCGTGTCATACCCGTGTTACGATTATTGGAATTGCGGATTGCGTTGTCTACCCTAAGAACTATCTTTTTACCGTCTGCCTGTGCCTGTTGGACTTCGGCTCTCTGCACCATACTGGCAGATGTAATGAAGTAATGTGTTGCTTCGGCATAGTCTTGGGTAATAAGATCGCCTATGCCTTTCACGAAGTTTCTGGCAAATGTCCAGCCACCACCTTTACGTTCAGGCTCATAATTAGCGAGATAGATTTTCACTCAAAAACTCCTCGAACTCATCCCAAAGTTCATATTTGTTTAACTCCCAGGAGTGCATCCACAGTTCGACATCCTCTACTGTATCTTTGATAGATTTGTAATATTCACGCCAGGGTATATTGTTGTTTGCTCCACTGTTTGGGTGAACATGGACTAAACCACGACCTCGTGTTAGGCGTTGGCTATCATATATCTGGTGTGTGAAGGTGGATAGACTTGGTGTGGTATAGCCTCGTGGTGGGCAGAACTTTGTAACCTTTGTGTTAAACAACGCTTCGAGTTGGAATTTTGATTCCATGATCTCACGCTCTGCTACATCATCATGCAAGTTAGTTAGGTGTCTATGTGTGACTGTATGGGAGCCTATCTCAAAGCGATTAGCAATATAACACGCCTCATCGTAGGTCAACGGGTTATAGCCTGAGTCATACGCTAGAGACTGCCATTCAACTGGCCAGTAGAACGTACACTCAAGCTCGTACTTCTCGGCAATAGCAGCGACACGAACATCGCTTGCACACCCATCGTCGCAACTAAGCCTTATCATTGAGTTTTCTGTGCCCTTTGTTTAGATTTATGACGGTTTTAAACAGTTTAGCCATATCATCTGCACCCACCAACTTTGCATAGGCCGCAAGTGCCGGAACGTCTTTATCCCAACATTTACTAGCCCAGCCTCTATTGTGCCGTACAGCTCTGAGATGCATAGAATCAGTCCTGGGGTCTGACTGCCACGCTTGGTGTATGTTTATGAAGCTGGTATCTGATTTCTGTGCGAGGCTTAATAGGGTATTGATAAACGTAACCTTAAGTGCACCATAGCTATTCTCGACCAGCTTTGTGATCTCGGCTTCAAGAGCGGTAACAACATGTATATCTACATCCGGCGACATCCTAGACCATAGAACCTCGGCGGCTTCATCGGCAACTTCTTTTTCACCGCCCACTACTAGCATGGAGTGTAAGCGTGGATCTGACTGGTCTGGGTACTTCCAGAAGTGTACTGGATAGTTACCCTCTCCAACATACTCGACTGATACGGCGATACGTTTCTTGTATTTTTTGACAAGCATATCTGTTGTGCCTGGCATCAACGCTGACTTGATAATTATAAGCGGACAGTCTATCCAGCTAACTACATCCTCGACGATAGAAATATCAAGGCTACCGTCTTTGTTATGAGGAGTGAACACAGCCACGATTGCAACATCACACTTATTAACTGCTGCTTTGCCCTTCTCTTCGTTCTCTTCATCGGCAAACAGGAATTTTGGCGGGTCGTAGACTAATGCCTCTGGGAACATTTTGCTATACGACTGACCGACCTTACCAAACCCTACTATTGCTACCTTCATACTGCCTCCATTGTAAATTGCTTATTATCTGGTGTGAGTAACTGACTTTTGATTTTATCCATCTGACCACCCGTTGCATGAATGACTAGCTCATCTATCCTCCCCGCTTCCTTTGCTGCTAAACGATTGTCATTGCCACACCTACATTCAAAACCCCATGTACCATCTGGGCGTAGCCTAGCAGCCAATATGTTTGTCTGTAGTTCCCTCTCCTGTGCTGTTACATAACGTTCGTCTAGGATAGTAAGCACATCAGATTCTTTGCATTTGAGACAAGTTACTTTGTATTTCTTTGTCATGGCTGCCCTTATTTAAGTGTCGTACTAGTAATTTACCACTAGCAATTCAAGAACTCAATACTAATCTTATCCACAGGCAATAGCACCCTCTGTCCCTCTAAAGCAGGGGCTGGGGGTTGATGACCTGAGTGCTACTGATGTAGTTGAACCCGATTCGTATGCAGCGATGCATGAATCCTTTGATATGTCCCTTGATAGAACTACTCTCAGTCTTTGCTTGTGTACTCATTAGAGTCGCTGTTGTCAGGGCAGACAGAGCAGCGGTTCTGAGAATACACAATCCGGCAGTTTTGTTTTCTGATGGGCTGCGAACCATCCAGCACCCAGGTTTTTAAAGTACTGTGTGCTTATTTTCTGTGTTGACAAATAGATGTTCATACGCTACATTTAGTGTGAAGCGTTGAGCAACCCACCCTAACCGGTGGGTTTTTCTATTTGCTAGCGAAGCGTTAAGCAAACAGTGATCGTAACTATAAACAAAAAACCCTGCTGATGCAAGGTTCTTTTTCTGTGTCAGAGGCTAGCTGTTATTCTTACCGGTACGTTACGTTTACGCTCTCGGTAAGTGTCATAATGTTACGCATAACACTAGCTACATTGTAGCATACCTCTTATGTTATGTCAAGCCCTTTGGCACTAAAATAGCCAGGGATTAAAGGTGGGCAACCATATACGATAAAATAGTATACTCCCTGGCTACCTCGTAATAATACCACAAATATATAGTGACAAATATCACAGAAAGAATGTAGCATAAAAGGCTTGCATCCATGTGGCGTAAGTAGTATGATAGGGGTACAATCAAGTAAATGCAGGAGGGCAACCATGCAAACAATCAATATAAAACTAATACCTCGGGTCGCCTACAGAGTCCGTGTGAGGGTGTTCTAATGATACCTATCAACGAGTCTGAGCTGACGGTACACGAGCTGGAACTTCTAGCCATATACCACGAGAACTTGATAGAGGCTGGCCTTGTGCTTGCGGTCGTTGAATATGACCAGTTCAAACACGCAGCACTCTACGGGTTTGACCCGGAGCAGGAAGAGGAGCTAGATATATGACAGATACAATAGTAACTGTATTGCAAAAGATACAGACCGAGATTAAAGCTCCAAAGTCTCAACAGGGTCGCTTTGGTAAGAGTCGTTCCGCAGAGGACATCATTGCCCAAGCTAAGCCAATACTTGCAAAGCATGGTGCAGCAATAACCCTAGCAGATGAGATAGTACAGGTAGGAGAACGCAACTATATCAAAGCCACAGCTTGTCTCCGCTGGAACGAATCAGTGTTAGAAGTCCATGGATGGGCATGGGAGGGTGAGTTGAACCGAGGGCTAGACGCAAGCCAGGTTACAGGTATGGCAAGCTCATACGCCCGTAAGTACGCTATGGGTGGCTTGTTCGCCCTAGACGACACTAAAGATGCAGACGGCCATATGGACGCACCTGTATCTAACCTAGCCAAAGCCAAAGATGCAGACGGCCATATGGACGCACCTGTATCTAACCTAGCCAAAGCCAAAGACGCACTCAACAAGGAGTTTGAGCGATACGGGCATACAACCGATGAAGCAAAAAAGAAAATCATTGACACTGTAATAGGCAAGGCAAAGATTGACACAGAAGCAGAAGTTGATGCGGTCATGCAAGCACTTGAGGATGGACTAGTATGAACGGCCAATACCCATACCAGTTTGATGAGCCTTGGGCCATCCATCCGGATGTAGATACGCCGATAAACGATGTACAGCCCGACCTACAGTCTGGCGTAAAGTTCCTGACCTATACAGTAGCAAAGCATACAGGAGTACTATGGTTGGTCGAGAAACTTCCATTCCTAGAGAAAAGACAGTGGGTTAAGGACATCGAGAGGCCATTCTAATGATTAAGGAAACCATCAAACAAACAGGAGAGATTATCGAGCTGGCCGACGCTACATTTACCGATGTAATGAAGTCCTGGCAAATAGCCACAGACTACGAGAAGGCTGGCAAGGCACTCAAAGAGAAGCTCAAGAAGGCTATCCCGCAGTACATAGGCAGTAATGGCCGGAGCGAAGAGATAGACGGCTATCAGTTTCGGCTAAGTAATGTGCAGAAGATGACATACGACAAAGCAGCCCTGCGTGAAGCACTGGGCGAGGACACCTACGACCTATTCATGGAGCCAAAGAAGAAGGCTATAGACGAGTACCTGGCCGAGTTAGTATCAAAGGGCGACCCCGATGATATTACAACCAAGGTACGGGCAGCAATGCTACCAAAGGGCAAGCCGTATAGTCAGACGGTATTAGAGAAACTAACAAGAGAGGAAACGGTATGAGTAAGTTCAATGAGGGAGAGATAGTTGAGGTCTTCAAAACAGGCACACCCTTTAGTGTGGGTGAAAAAGTAAGGTTAGTGACGAAAGACAGCGATGATGACTGGAAGGCTGAGTACCTAGACGGTAGTGACTACTGGTACGTCACCGAAGATGAAGTTAGGTACACAACAAGTAATTCAAAGGAGAAGAAACCAATGGGACGAAGAACATTTAAACTAATCAAAGATACACCAACAGTTAAGAAGGGTGCGTTGTACCAAGAACAGTGTGAAGATGGCACACAACCATACCAAGTCATTACACTTGATAACGACCTAGACCGAAGTGATGGCCAGTATGCCCCAAACACTATCATTGACCGAAAGTTAGTAGAAGAAGCACCAGCGTTCTTTGTAGAGGTGTTCAAAGTAGAACCAGAGTACATGACTCGTGAGCAGCTAGAGGCATTTGAAGCGTTTCTAGGTCAGAAGAAGCGAGGCCGACCAGTAGGCTCAAAGACCAAGAAGGCAGCACCAACCACCAAAGCTAAAATGGCCGCCTCATGGACACCAGAACGCCGTAAGGCACAAGCCCGCCGTATGAGAAAGCTGCACAAGCAACGCAAATTGGGGGCAAAGTAATGTCCGGGACACCCGCCGGGGGCAAGAAGGCCGCAGCAGCTAACAAAGCAAAAGACCCCGACTTCTACAAGAAGATAGGCTCAATGGGCGGCAAGAAAGGTCACACAGGCGGTTTCTACGCCAACCGTGAACTCGCCCGCTCTGCTGGCTCCAAGGGAGGCAAGGCAAGACGGAAGAACTTCACCGAGAAAGTCGGGGATATGGACTTTATAGTTTATGAGTAGCGAAGAAGTATACCTATTGTTTAGGCAGTACTGGGCAGCTATATGGCCGATTGTGCTGATACTCTTCGTAGCCTGGGCGTATCTAATGTTTGATGATTGGAGGAAGCGATGAGGGAAATACTAGTCGAGATAGACAAACCGATTTGGGGTGGCGGGAAGCCACAGATAGGTATAGCAGACTTCCGTGTAGAGCAAGCCGACAAAGTGAACGTGCAGATTGTATACACCCGCAAGGACGGAACACGCTCATACCCAGATACCTACTCGATGCTCGTGAGTAAGCTTAAAAACTACCCTACACAAAGGGTTAGAGGCGGCGTGACGCTCTATGTAGCCCCGCTCAAGGACTGGGAGACAGAGTTTGACAAAGACTTCCCCCGGTACAAGCGGCCAGTTGTTAAACCGAGTGAGCCGCCAAAGCCAACAGAACCAACACCTAAACAGGGGAAACTACTATGAACGCAATACTAACATTATTCTGGTTCGGGTTCCTCATCTGTGCAGCAATCTTTGTATTCCAACTAGTAATTGGCATCGTTATGACTGTGTTTACGCTGCTCATAGCTGGTATAGCCAAACTACTCGGCAAAGACCTATGAACACACTTAAACAGGAGGAGATGGGATGAGCGACACTACTAAGGTAAAAGAAGAGCTGCTAGACCATTTCACGCATGGTGCTCCCTCTTATAAGATGGCGAATGAGGCGGTTAAAGCAAAAGCCCGAGAAGAAGCCGAAGCAATCCTCCCCCTCATAGACAAGTACACCAGAGAGACGGAGTTGCAAGCACTTCTACATGCCTATAGTACAATGGAGGCAGAATATAACGCCTATCCAGTAAATATAGGCAAGTTCATACGCTATACCAAACAACTAGCTTGGGATGCTCTAAAGGAACACCAGCTAACCGAACAGAAAGATGGGGAGTAGTTATGGGCAAGATAATAAAACAAGTTAAGCTCAATAAATGGAACAACCTGGTTGGAGATGAGGCAGTATCTGTTGACCAGAGACTAGAAGCTGAAATTCCAAGTGTTACAACTGTAGCCTATGGTGTTATTGTCTGTCCGTTCTGCTATACAAGACATAGCGAAAAAGATTTTTGGGTAGACATGCTACACAGAAGTGAAATATCCTTTGAGGGTTTTTACTGTCGAGAATGCGAGCAATACTTTGAAGTAGGCACTACATTTGAGAGAATGCTGTACATATGTGACGGTTTGGTTGACAGAGACACCACCGAACCCACTAACTCTAACAATAAGGAGAAATAGATATGATAGCATTAACAGTAATAGTTGGTTTGATAGCTCTAGGGCTACTAGTTTTTGGCGGCTACAGGATGGTAGTAGATTATGAGGGCGGTCTGTCTGCTGGCACAGGTTTTGTGCTTGGTATTGTGTGGGTGGTTTTGTTCATTGGTATATCCAATGTGCAATTCTCTAACGATACACTAACAGGCTACATATACTCAAAGGACAGCAAGTGGGGCGTAACCAACTACCACATCCGTTTTAGTGAGACAGCAGGAGAGGATGTACAGCCTAGCTTTTGTGCAAACAGTGATACACAGAACGCCAGAGATTTAGATGCTGTCGTTGGTACTGGTAAGAAAGTGACCGTCAACATCCCGTCAAAGGGCTGGTACTTTAGCAATGACGTATACCACTGTGCATCTGACGCAGTCTTGGAGAAGTAGCTATGACCTACTACCAACAGTATAGGAGGATGGTATGAGAATACTTGTAGCCTGTGAATACTCTGGTCGTGTGCGTGAGGCATTTAGGAAACTAGGGCATGATGCTTGGAGCTGTGACCTATTGCCCGCAGATGATGGCTCACCCTACCACTACCAATGTGATGTGTTTGAAGTGATTGATAAGGATTGGGATATGATGATTGCTCACCCACCATGCACAGACTTAGCGGTATCAGGGGCAAGACATTTTGCCGCAAAGATAGCAGACGGGAGACAACAAGTAGCACTAGACTTTGTACAGAAACTTCTTGACGCACCTATCCCCAAAATAGCACTAGAGAACCCAATAAGTGTTATTAGCACAAAGATACGAAAACCAGACCAGATTATTCAACCTTGGATGTTTGGTCATGGCGAGACTAAGGCTACCTGTCTTTGGCTAAAAAATCTACCTAAATTAGAACCAACAGATATAGTGGACGGTAGAGAAAACAAAGTCTGGAAAATGCCGCCTAGCCCTGACAGATGGAAACTACGCAGCCTGACTTACCAAGGAATAGCGGATGCAATGGCAGAACAGTGGGGTAAGATATGACCTGCCCACACTCAGTAATCGACCATGACCCACTCACCGATGAATACTTTTGTGTAAAATGCGGAGATGTGGTTGAGGAAGATTTGGAGAACTGGGATGTTATTTAACCAACCTATAAGGAATAAATGATGAAGGACGCAGACTTAAAATTGCTCAGAGAGATAAGGCTACACTTGTTTCGATTGCATGACAACTGGGCGAAAGACCCGAACAATGACGGACACCACAAGTCTAATGAGGGGTATGTAGGATATTCCGTTGGCTACCCCAACTGGTTCGAGGCAGAGAACTATCTAAATGACAAGCCAGAAGTGTTTAGCGTGGAGGTCTACTCATACCTGTTTGGCCCACATAGATTGCATCAATTCCGCACCTTACAAGAAGCTTGGCAAGAAGTTAAAACATGGGAATATGAGGCACTATCATGAGCGTAGATAGTACAGATGAGTTGGATGCGATACTGGACAAGCACAGGATATGCCCGAACGGTAGACCAGATAACACGTGCGAGCCATGCAAAAGAGCTGATGTAGAAGCCAAAGCAGCCCTACAGTCACTAATAGAGGATGCTAGGGTCGATGAACTGAATAAACTCAAGGTTCAATTCATACGCTCGCACTGGGAAAGGCTATGTGGAGAGAGAAACTCATGGGCGAAGTATGTAGACCGCCGTATCGCTCAGCTATCTAATAGTAAGGAGGGTAAGTGATTGAACGTATGTGCACCGGTTGTGGCACTACATTCGTGCAGTACAACTCCCTGCAAAAGAAGTGTGGTAAGTGTGCATACAACCTCAACGCCAAGCCCAAGAAGCCGATGAAGCGTATGGGTAAGGTCGGCAAGCAATGGGTATCTGACCGGAACGAGTGGATAAGCAACCACCCGCCATCCCATGAGGGCTACTGGTACTGTGTGATCGGCGGCGGAGCTTTGACTATAGATACATTAACTATAGACCACGATATCAGCCGAGGTCGTGACCAGTCCAAGCGAAGCGACCAGGACAATTTACAGCCTATGTGTGGCTTTCACAATGGCGACAAGGGCAGTTTATCCACAGCTGAGTATCTGTTAAAGAGGCCAGACTTAAAATGTCGTTGACATAGTATACCGCTTGTGCTAGTATGTAGTTGTACTACTAAAAAGAAAGGGCAACCATGCAGTACGAAGAAACACCAATAAAAACAAAAGTAACAGCCAAAGACAACGCTCTCAAAGAGCTTGCAAGGCTCGGAACTCTTAGCATCCTATGGTTCATAGTGAAGCGGCACAAGGTCGGTCTACTAGCAACTTGGGCTGTGATAATGACAGCGTTGGTAGTATGTCCACCGCTACCACAGATCATCATTGGCTTGATGGTGTAATATATACACAGATGCGTTTTTTGCGAGCACCTGAACGTTAACAACTTGCATAGATAGAATTGGTGAGTAGTAGTTCGTGCAGGGGGCAGACATGCTTCAGAGAATGACACCCTGGGTTAGATATACGTGGAGTGAGTAAGCTTGAAGCTTGGCGTATATCGGCTGGAATAATGCCGCAGCCTGTGCAACGAGGCTCAATAGAGTTACAGGGTAGCTGGTATGGGAGGCGAGCAATCGCCAATTAGACGGAAACGTCAGCATTTTACGGCCTAGTATCAGTCCTGTAGCTCACATGTAAGATTTATGACTGATGTGGAGTCGTTCATAAATAAGAAAAAGACCCGTCCAGCTTCGGGTCTTTTTCTATGTATTTGTTTTGTACGCAAATAGGTGGTTACCAACGATCTATGATTGGGAGAACACAAAGGTGCGTGCTGGTACTCTAGTTATACGCTTACGGTTATTTTAGTCAATGTGATTTATATCACTAATTGGTACATCTGGGTTATACCTGTGGACAACATCAGCAAAGTCAGCGTCTATCTCGGCAATAAGTTTTACCATACCGCCCTTAATAGTATCCCACTCCTCTATACCTTCGGCTACTAGTGCGTCGAATTCACCGAAATTAAATCTTAGGCTGCTCTCGGCCATCTTCTAATACAGCGTCTATCATGACTGCTGCTCCTGAGTTTGGGTGATCGCCATGTGTGATACCGAGGTCGGGCACTGGTCGTATTACTCTGGCTATTGCACGAGCTATACCCTCCATTGGTGGTGGGCATTTAATTATCTTTATCTCTGGGAACTGGTTATTGTCAGCTTCCATGTTCTAGGTATACACCCAGGAATCTAGAATGCAAGAACTTTATACGCTCCGTGCTATTGCTATAACAAGCAAGACGGCCAAGAGTATCCAGATAATGTCTGGCATTATTTTGCCTCCGTTGGTTGCAGAAACAGGTTCATAACTGCTGAGATTCCGGCAGCTACAGCTGCGATCAAGACCGCTTTGCCCGTCTCTAGGTTTACTACTGTTGTTGCACTCACAGCTAAAGCTGAGAGAAATGTTTGCACAAATGTTTTAAGTGCTCGAATTGCTAATACGTTAAAACCCATGATTAACCTTTCTTTGTTACTATTTTGTACATTGAATCCAGGAAGCCTCGTTCGTCAGGAGTACAGTTACCCCCGTCACCATATTTAGCTTTCATCTTGGCCTCAAGGTTCTCTTTAGTGACATCATCGCCTAGCAGGGCTTGTGCCTTTTTCCAAAACTCATACCTTGCTACCAGACTAGCGTAGCGGTCTTTGTATTCTTGTGAGGTGTAAGCCCAGAAAAGAAGTGGTGCCCAGTCTTTGCCTACGAACCGAGCATACTCTGCCTCTGTTGGTGCTCTATCTAGAGCCAATTTGAAAACTGTATCTACTCCGCCTCTATCTACCATGTTTGCCATTTCTTCTCCTACTCTCTGTCCTACTTGGACGTTAATTTGACTCAGATGGCAATAGCTATCGACCCAGCCATCATCACTTCTAATATCTATAAACTTACCAAACGTACCGTCACCCGCACTTTTAGGATACACGCCAATGACAACGCCAGGCTTAAATGCGTTCTGAGGCTTGCGTACATTGGCATAGTTGCCAGCAGTGTGTTCCTGGATATGAAGATGGGCAGCTGCGGGCGTACCCTTATTGCCTTGTGCATCGTATACCTCACCAGTCGCACCCGTCAGGCCAATAACCTGTCCATTGATTGCTAATGGGGTACCTATGGGGCACGGCCTATCCTCACCTTTGTGGGGTCGGAGAGCTGTATATGGCCACGAGGTAGCCCCGTAAGGGAAGTTGACGGCGTAGTCTTGTGCGGTCATACTACTCCTTATTCGTCGTTACGGTAGTAAACAATGGCTAGGATAGTAGCCGAACAGAGGCCAGTTAGGGCATTAAATATGGCGGATACATGACGAGCATTAGGTATCAAGTTTCCGTCAATCTGCCGATGGAAGTTCACATATACTGATAAGATTGAGTTGAACATCATAACACAGACAAGAGATATGAGTAGACGCTTGAGCCACTGCAACTCTGTGGGCGGTTTGAGTATCCGTATCTGACGTATCACCACATAGGTAAGTATACAAATGGTTGCTAGTCTAATAATTATTGATGCGGTTGTGTAGCCGTCTATCATTTATGCCCTCCTGTGGCTGCATATACCTTCAAAGTAATACCATTCGCCAACTTTTTGTTTATTTGTTTTTGGATACTAATATCTGTATTTATTCTATTGTGAAAATCCTGCTTGATTTCTTCTATCTCTTTCTCTTGGCGTTTGCGTCTGAAAAACATTAGCTGCCTCCACCTGATAGTTTAGCAAGCAATAGTTTAGCAGTCTGTGAGAATTCAGACATGATAGCATCATACTTATCTCTGTTCTCTATGCCGTCCTGCCTACGCTGTTCATATAGGGTCTCTATTCTACGGTTCTGATACACCACTACAGCTACCAAGGCGGTGATGACTACCCCTGCTAGCCCGTATTGTGATAGTACATCTGTCATAATTATGCCACTTCGTAAGTGCCTGTAATAGCGAATACGTCAGTGTTTGCCCATGTCATAGGTTGAGTAGATGTTATGTTTTGTTTGGCTGTGTTGGAATCCAGATACACCATTTTTGCTGTGGTAGTAGTCACAAGATTACAAACCCCAGTATATGTTGTTGTACCCGTGTCTGTTATCTCTACTTGACCTATTGGTGTACCCGTCAAATAACTGCTTGCTGTGATTGGTAGAGTGAACGTAGGAATAGATCCCATTGTCGAAGAACTAAGTGTAACTTCTAGCCTAAAGTGCACCGTCTTGCCGACTTGCGTATACTTAGCTGTCACCGTAGCACTACCCTTTGTAAAGTTAGCAAACGTAGGTGTCCACGTTTGCCACGGAAGGTTATCGCCTAGAAACGAATAGAAATGGGCATCATTCGTACCAAGTATGTTCCATTTTGCTGCTGATGGTTGTTCCCCATAGACTACTGACCAAGATGCGTAAGCCATTTATATTTGCCCTTGTGTTATATTCATACTCTATATGTAACCGAGTGTGTGATATTCGTCAACAACTATTGACATTGTGGCATAAGTAGAATAGACTGTAGTCACTATGAAGAAATTACTTATCACATCAGCAGTTCTGTTATCAGTTACAGGTATAGGTTCTTATGGACTAACCCACAACAGTGCCCAGTCAGAAGACAATACACCTCAACGTGTAGACCAGTTAGAAGGTCAGGTAGAGAATCACGAAGCTCGCATCACTAATACAGAAGCAGACGTAACAGATTTGCAAGAAAGCACGGGGACTCCACCTAGCTCTCAACGTACAGAAGTGCCGCAGTCAACACCTCAGAGCGAATCTCCACAGCCACCTACCCAACCGGAAGCTGCACCGGTTACGGTTGTGGCGTATGAGATACAGCCTATACCTGGTACAGAGAATGAGAACTGCAAATACACCTACTCAGATGGAACAAGCAAAGTATTCCTATGGCGTACTGTTGAATACAATCAAATCCGTGTGATTCACACTAGCGGAACATGTGATTCTAGGGTTATTGGTATGGTTAAGACCTAATCCTCAACAAATACCATTTGAAGGTAAACACACCCCAGTTAGCAGAGAAACCAGCTAAAAAATTGATGTACAGATTAGTTCTATCTGTAGCGGCATAGAAATATGTTTGCATCCCAACAGTATTATTTGCCCCGCTATTAAAAGCTGTAACAGCCGGTAGAGGTTGATAAATACCATTCTGAAATATGGCAACCATAGGTATTGGAACAAAACCCGTGAAACCATGGGGAATGGTAGCAGCAGCATTATCAGTCCCCGCTGTTGTATCAATAGATGCAGTCCCAGACGATACCACTTCTATGTTGTCGAACTGGGGCACTCCTGTTAATGATTGATCTACGCTCATATCACCTCCTATGGTGCTATCTTATCGCTTCCGCCGATGGTAGACATACCAATACGGAAGTACGTTGTTATTGTACGCTGCAGAACCATAATATCTTGCACAAAGCCCACGTCAGGGTCTAATTTGCTTCGTATATTGTAGACCCTCCAATAGCGACCTTGCCAACTAATCAGATCACCATTTTGGAGTTCTGGTATAGCCCTGATGGTCAACTTCTGTAGATTCTCTATGTCTGAAAAATCATTGAGTAGCATTCGAGATAGTGAAGCTGCCCAACTCGCATTTTGTATGTATGGATTGTCTATCTTATAGGGGTGCTCTTGATAAGCTGTAACAGATGAGTCATCTTTTTCTCGATAGTACAGGTCACCTACTTGTTTAGCAACCCTGCCAGACAATACAAGCTGGGTTATATATGCTGTACTTGCGGAATTATTCTGGAATCTATACTTTACACTCTTAGCAAACGTACCAACATTTTTGACCGTGATACTGGCGGTAACATCAGTACCTGTTCCGTCTGCCAATGAATTAGCCACAAAATAAGATACTGTTCCACTTGATGTAGGGTCAGTGAGTGCCAACACAGGATCTTGAAACTCGAAAAATTGTTCCGTAAACGAGTTGCTAGGAACGTTGAAAGAGCTGAGAGGAGGTAGGTTAAATATGGTTTGTGCCGGCTGTTTCTGCCGTATGGGGGCGTTTACCTCTACCACATTTATAAGGTGATCTGTGTCGGGGGCTTCGGCATTTATAACCTGACCTGTGAGTAGTAGTCTCTGTACTGAGTTATACGGTGCAGTATCCCAGTGTTGCCTATCCCAGAACTTAAATTTGCCAGTCTCATCCTGAAATACATGTCCATACTCAGCTTGTGCTAAGTCGTCTATAATGCCATCAAAGCGAGTGCCCTTCTCGAACAAACCAAATGGAATAATATTAATCCCTTGGTCTACCTCATACTGGCTTGTGGACATACCTAATGACTGAAACAGCGTCTCTATAACTTGACCCGTGAACTGTGCGGTGAACATAATTTCTTGGTCAAGATACCTGTTCTGAAAGAAGTCCACATAGTCCGCTCCCTGAAACAGCAAACGTTTGCTACGGGCATCTGTTCTGGGTTGTCTTGTTCCAACACCCGCAAACTCCGGTACAGTTTGATCTATCCCCTCAAACTCAAACCCAGCACTAATCATAAATGGTCGGCTCGGTAGCACAGACGTAAATAGTTCTGAATTGCCGCCCATATAGCGAGGAGTGAACCTACCCGATGTATTATCTATCTCTGCCTCTGCCATTGCTTTCGTTAAGCCTCCAGCTGGCATCTTCAAGCCATGTTCCCAGGCCAAAGACATCACATACTCAGACTCATCAAAGTAGTTATAAATGCTTGCCCCGCCAATAGCCCCTGGGTTTATGCCTATCCCATCATTGCCCCCTATAAGCGAAACCCCAATAGTAAATGTCCTGTTACCAATGTTTGTATCCTTTTTCCAGGATACTTGCAAACTATGGGCAATAGAACGGACGGTATCCCGTTCCTCTGCGGTAAATGCGGATGATACACTTTGCACCATTTTAAGCCTCTGTAAGTATTAGATCGAAGTTGGACAGGTAATCTTCACCTTTGACGTTGAAACCCCGTTCTATGAGGTCTATGTGTACTGTGGTGGCCGATATAGTGTAGTTTGGTTCTGTTACAGACCAGGACTTAGCAATAGCATTTGATAGATAACTATTATATATAGCCCTAATTACAGCATAATCGGTCGCATTGGTTGTTTTATACTGGAGCCTCCATACACGCTTGTTATCCCCAAAGTAGTCACGGTTTACTTGGCCATCAAGCGTTCGGTTCTGAGCATACTGACTGTCGTTCTTTTCAGATAGCTCATGTGGTGCTCGTATCTCTGTGCCGTCTAATATGTATGCCATTATGCAGTCCTCCTTGCCGTACCCATACTTTGTAGGTCGTTCCATGCATCCATAATCATCTGGGCATATTGTCGAGCGTCTTGTTGGCTACCCATAAATGCTCCGGCCTGTACAGTAATGTTGACTGTCTGAGCTGAACCCATCTTCGGCATACCGGTGCTCTGGTCAACCTGGCTTTGGGGCACGACATATTCACCTTTGTGAACTATACCCGCTACTTCATTTATGCCACCAGCTCCGGTATAACCACCAGTAGCAAAACTGCCTTGCTGGGCTAGCCCCGCCAAAGCCCGCCTAGCTGCTTCTTGTTGCTGTGGCGTACCGTTCTTAACTAAAGCCTGTAGTCTGCCAATCACTGCTTCGTTTGAGGATCCAGCTTGTCGGGTCGCATTGAGCGTATCATCAATAGCCTGTTTTGTTTTCATTGCAGCGTCATACACCATTGCTAGTGCTGCAAGTGCTGCTCCAATGCCTATTGCCCCAAATACAGTCGGCAGGGCTATCAAACTTTGTAGAGCACCAACACTTGCCATGACATTTGGTATAGTGATTAATCTTAGCGTATTAAAGCCAATGGTCAGAGCATTAAATACTTGCGTGAAAGCCATCTCTGCAGCCAATAGACCAAATGCTCCAGCAAGTGCAATTACAAATGGGTTACCATCTTGTATAGCTTTCACAACCCATGCAATGCTATCAAGAAGGCCGTTTAATATATCAACCACACCTCCAATAGCAACAACGAGTAGCGTACCAAACACAGGGATCAATGGTTCTATTACATTGTGCCAAAGATCGTTGAGTATTGGCATGATCTTATCTCGTATCGTATTATACAGAGCCTCGAACTTCGGTAAAAGATAGTCCCCAACCTGTATGGCAACATCTTGTATGTTTGTTGCCCACTGTTGGAGTGTTGGTAATATCTGGTTTATTGAATCCTTAACGATTTGTATAGCACGGGGCAAGTTCTCGATAAGCCAAGCAGCTCCATTTCGTACTCTATCAAAGAGACTGCCAGCTTTTATATCACCGGTCTGGGTGATACCCACTAGCTCTCTGGCAGTCTGGCCAATGTTATCTTTCAACGTAGAGAATAGGCCAGACAAAGACTTGCTCTGTTTTGCCATAGTACCGTGGAACTTGCCACCTTCGGACGTCATCAACTCAAAGGCTTTTTGAACTTCAGGGAATCCGACTTTGCCTGCTTCAATCATCCCAGTCAGAGCTTTTTCGTTTGTGTTTAACACTTTGGCCAGGTACTCATAGATAGGAACACCACGCTGGGCAAACTGTCGTATATCAATAGTAAATGCTCGGCCTTGTGTTTTCAGTGTACCCATCAAGTAAGACAGGTCGCCAATAGGAGCACCAATAGCAGCCGAGACATCGCCCAGTTGCTTCATGGTCTTGATTGCATCCTCGCCACTGAATCCGAAGGCGATTAACTGTTTAACTGAGCCAGCTAACTCCGGAAACTCAAACGGGGTGTCGGCGGCAAACTTGCTAACCTCTGATAATACGGCTCTAGCTTTATCGGCCGAACCAAGCATATTCTCCAATCCAATGCGGGTTTGTTCAAAGTCGGCAGCAGACTTGATGGCAAATCCTGTGGCTGCGGTAGCAGCAGCTCCCATAGCGACCGCCCCCCTCTTAGCAACATTGACAACAGATGCCCCCATGCTCTCAACACGGTCAGAAAACCCTTTCAGTATTGCCGAGGCTCGATCTTCTGCTGTGATGACTGCTTTGATGTTTGCTTGTGCCATGATTATCCTGAGTGTTTAGCTTCTAACTGTTGCTTCTTTTGAATTAGACCGTATATGTGCATATTAGTAAACAACTCATGGGTCGGTTCATTCATAAAATCCTCATAGGATAGGTGCAGCAGTTGGCGGTATTGCCACATCAGGATCTCATCATTTGGGTGATCGTTCTGGATGGCTTGTTTTAAAGCCTCTAGTCTTTTGGGTCAGTTTTCTTCCCGACTACAGTTTCAAAACAATGAATTGCCGTCTCTTGGTCAATATCACCGACGTCCTCTTTAGTGACGTCCTGCAGTTTACCCTCATCGTCAGGGAACTTACCCTCTACGAAGTAAGTAGTCAAAAGATCGAGCATCATAGTGATTGACTTACCGTTGTCCTCTTCGCCGTCTTTAGGTAGTTTTGCCAGCATACCCGTGTAATCTTTTACAGGGATAGCCTTGAATGTGAGGTAGCCGTCTTTATATTCTTCGCCAAGAAACTCTAAAGTCACTTTGCGTTTGATTACTATTTTGCCCATGTTGCCCTTTCTCTTACTTAGTATGACACTTTGGTGTTAATAAGTGTTGCAGTAGAGATTATATCAAGTGCGTTGGCAGTATCATAGTTAGCTTTGAGGTTGATGCTTTGTTTTGCAATCTCGTTAAGTGTATAGTCTGGCTCCCACTCTGAGAAGTCCACTCGTGGCAGTTGCAACGTAAGGCTTGAGCTTGTTGAGCGGAACAGTTTGATCTCCGCAGCTCGATAAGTGTTAGCAAGCATATAGTTACGGTAAGTGTCGTCCTCTAGGTTGAGGTTAATGGAACCCTCTACGCTTATCTGCTGGCTCAGTACATCTTCTGGCTCAACAGTACCGATTACATTGTCAAAGATTGTGTTACGGCTAATGGTTAGTTCCAGGCTCTTGAGTGAGATAGGAGTAGCTGCCGAAAGGCCACCAATAGCAGAGGCAAGACGGAACTGGAGGTGTTGATGGAGAAATTTAGAACCAACGGCTGTGAAGTTTGGTGTTTGAGCAGCCCAATCTCGTGAACCTTTAGTCTTAAATCCAACAGTCCAACTCACGATACCACTTGGCTCTACGCTCATCTGTAGGCTGTCTACAACAGCAAGAGGGAACATATAACTTCGGTCTGGGTCTGTCCAGTAGAGACTGAGTGACTTGGCCTGGTTGCTTTGGCTTAGAGTAAACGTGTGAGTATATGGGTTGGCACCTGTTGTAACAGGAACAGCACCTAGTAGAGATGTGAGAATGTAGCCGAGAGCTGAGTCATATAGTTGTGACTCGATTTCGCCCTCTCCCATACGCATGGTTACATAAAACGAATCAGAGTCGGCGATCTTACCCATGCCCTGCTCTTCTCGTGCGGATTCAATCGTATCTTTGAATGACATCGTTACAAATGGCATCCAATAGGTAGGAGACACGGCTGTTCCTCTAGTAGCTTCGATAGCGATGCCGAGTGTACCTCTTCGGCCTACAAACTTAGTCATTATTGCTCCTTGTTAGTTTCATAATGGTATATATGCATCATCATTTCTTTTTCGTCAACAACTACACGACTGTAATTTCTGTATAGATACGGAGAATGACGTTAGCAGCCCTGGCCACACCTCCCTCAACATCTGAGTATCCCCACTCGACATCTGCGGCATTTGCAAATAAGACCGGTGCTCCCTCAATCTCGTAATTGGTATCAATCACATTAATCACATCATCAATCACCTGGGCTATTGTAACTTCGGCATAATCCATACGCTCTCGCTCGCTTTCGGCCACAAAGTCCTGACCTATAGGGAATATAACTGTACAATTATAGGTATAGACACGGGAGTTCTCGGCGTTCGAGCTAAACTCGCCCTCCTCGGTGTTAGCAGTTATGTAGACTGCTGGGTAGCCCTTGGGGTTCAGTTTGATGGCAGGATATACCGACTGGATAGTGCTCAGACTTTCCAACTTGTTTATTATTTGGTCTTTGATTTGTATGGATACACTCATGTCTGGCTCCCTATCTCATCTAATACGTTTTCGACAGCTTTTTCAAAGTTATCATCAATGACCTTCTCATTCTTACCCACGGCATCCCATAGATATGGCCTAGCTTTCATAAACCTAGTACCATCGTGAACATATATATCATAGCTTGTATTCGTTCCTACTTCACCAGTTAGGTTTGTAAACCGGTCATATGTAGAAGATCTTAACCTACCTGTATCAACAGGGGTATTGGATTTAGAGTCTCGCTCTACAGATACAATCGATCGACGGATAGCTTTGTTCAGCTCCCTGACCATAAGTATGGGGGATTTCTTAAATGCCATCTTAATTTCAGGCAAATTTTTGATAGTAATCGTAATTTCAGGCATTATCCATCAATGCTGACAAGGACTATCTCCTTGTGGTCTAATAGACCAGCACTCTCCCATGTATTAACAGCCTTGACCGAGTAGCGTTTGTTCGTTGCGGTATCTACAGCTTGATCACCCTCTTTGATGTCTATTGTGGCATCCATAAAGCAGTCCCAGACCGCTCCAAAGCGTCCTTCGACCATCTCGATGCGTTCTCGGCTTGCCGGCTGTATATCGGCCTGTATGACGGTCAGGGTAGCACTCATGCCATAGCGATTACTAGAACCGATACGTCTCCTGCGGTAGAGCTGGATGTCGTGGGAGTTGAAAAAGACAGTCATCTACTTATCCTCTAGGAGTATATAGTTGCGATACCTAGAGAGCGAACCAGAAAGTCCAAGACTGTCCACTAGAGAAGAGCCACCAGTTGCAGCCACTTCAAAATACTCCAGCTCACGTTGACCCTCTTTCTTACGCTTAACACTTGTACCAGCTGCTCCGTTCTCATATAAATAAGCAGCTAGTGTGACACACGCTTCGGCAAGGTCGGCTGGGATGGTGGTATACCCTGCGGTGTATGTCACTCTATATCCGTTCCATGCCAGCCCTTGATTAGATAAGAATTCAATAACCCCTGCGTTCAGGTCTGAAAAGTAAGAATCATCCTCTATATCATCCCAATCGTCCTCATTTTGTGTGGTCTGTCGGCGTTGTAAGGTAGTGAGAGCTGTCACAGGTCGCATCTTAAGGCTGAGTGTATTTGCACCACTACCGTCATACTCCTCGTTCGTATATGTCGTAGATTTGAAATGGTGATTATATGGCAACGCACAGTAGCCCTCGATTATATCGGTAGCCTGGTTAATCTTTCGTATCAACAGGTTATCTTTAGATGTTCCGCTAATACCCAACGTTTCTTTTACGTCAGACAGCGAAGTTAGTGCATAGGTATAGAGATCAGCCACGTTTTTTTATCCTGTAATCGTTAGTAGACACCATGTCTTTAGTGATTGCTGCCACACCACTATCAATAAGACCAAATGCTTCATTGTTAGACAACTCGACTGTTTGGCCTACTCGGTACTTCTTGTGTGGTGCAATTATCTTTACTCTTAACATGTATCCTCCCCAATGCCCTCCGAGAAGGGCAAAGGGCAAGTCATGTTGACTAGAAGCCGCCGAGTCCCTGAATCTCCACAATTGGTTGTGTAAGCGTCAGTTCTCCGTCAACTCTTTCCTCAACACGGACGAATGTCAGGTTGCGTTCAAAGGCACTCTGGCTAGCCACAGTAGCTTCTTGTGAAGTATCAACAGTGATACCTTCACGGTCTGCAATGTAGTAGTAGCTAAAGTCACCGACGAACATTTTACCGTCTGCAATATCGTTTTGCTCCATCGTTCGGAGTCCACGCAGCGTAGGACTTGCTGCACTACCAAGATCTGACAACAAGTAGTTGTTCTGAGAATCTTTGAGTGTTGCAATCTTAGCCCAAGTGTTGCGGTTTGCAACGAACACAGCGTTACTACGGTAGCCCTGAGGCAGTGTGTAGATAGAACGGATGATAGCATCCGCACGAGTTGTGTCGGTCAAACCACCTTGTAGTGTGGTGAACGAGTAGTTATCGATACCAGTTGGTTTACCAGAACCATCACCAGTCCAAAAGGCTTGATCTTCTTTTTCGGCCAATGAACGAGCCATAACTCGTGCGACCAATGAGACGATGTTGCCACCAAGACTAGCGTCTGCAACCAATTCGTTTGACAAGCTAACGATAGCTGCAAGAGAGTATGGTGTCAGAACAATCTCGCCAAAGTCTACGGTAGTAGTTGCTTTGACTGCTGCTTCTGATCGCCATGCTGCCTGTGGACGGTTTGCCAAGGTTGGAACGTGGATAGTATCCGTGCTAACTGGTAGGACAGTAGCAAGCTGACGCATGACAGTCATATCCCGCTTATCTTCAACAACAATGTTCAAGAAATCTTCGGGAACGAGGTAGCCGCCACGAGAACCAGTGCCTTCAACAAGTGTCTGCAATTTCTGCTTATCACCTGAGAAAAACGCTTGGAGAACGTGAACGGTTTTTCGACTGACTGATGTGAAAGTCTTGCCCATAGCCTTTCGGCCTGGTACTTCAACCTGAATATCGTCTAGCTCTGCAACAGATACTCTACCGAGTTGAGGATCAACGATGTATTTGGTGGTATCACCAGCTTCAACTTTGATTTCCTTTTTAGCTTCTTGCTTCTGAGTCTTAGACTCAAAGGCTTTGGCTAGTTTGGTAGCAAGTTCGTCAATGGCCTTCTCTTCGTCATCGCTAGATGGAGCCGCTGGCTCTTCGTTAGCAACATCTTCTTCAAGACCTTTCAAAAGTGCTTTTTCCTCTTCGGTAATCGTACCTTCTGCAAGTTTTTTGCGTAGTTCAACTAATTGACCCATTATAAGTCTCCTTTGTTAGAACGTATTAGCAATTCGCTAGAACGTTTGATTATTTTTGCCTGGCTAATCGCTTTTTCACGAGATACGCCCCCCGCAAGTATTTTGTCCGCAGCTCGTGCGATCGCTTTACTCATACGGAGACGCTCTGTAGCGACTTCCGGCTTCGACCTTTGCGGTGCGAGGTGTTGCAACCCCTTTACCGCCATATCAGCTTTGTCCTTTACGGATTCAAGCTCACTTCTAAGTTCCGTGACTAACTCTCTCAGCTCAACGACCTCACGGTTGTCGTCAGCCTCTGGTGCAAACTTCTCAATAATACTATCCTCAAATCCTGCCTCTTTCAGTGACTTGGCCACTTGTAAACGTGCATCTGGGTTGGCGGGAACGGATACCAGGGATATTTCGTGCAGCTCAGACTTAGTAATGGTGCTGCCATCCATTTCCATAGGCATAAAACCCACCGAGAAGGAGTTTAGTATACCTTCCATCATCAATTGCTTTGCGGCTCGTGCTTCTTCGGTAGCGGAGCTTATAACGCCCTTGAACATCAGTTTCGCAGTCTTACCTGACTTCTCAATCCACACCTTTGTCGATTTACCTATAGGTTTGGTGTGGTCATGCATGAATAGTAAAATAGGGTTGTTTTTATAATTCTTTAAATCCCAGCCTTTTTGTTCAATAACTTCGCCTTGACGGTCTACAACTTCGCTCGAAGCAATTGCTGTAAATGTT